CGTGGGCGCGGATCACAGGATGTCCCCGAGCGCCTTGGCGAAGTACGGGGCAGCCTTCGCGGCGTTGCGGGTCATCGCGAACATCGGGTCATTGAGGACCGGGCCGCTGTTCTTGTTGCCGAAGTAGAGGAACGCGAACGAGCCCGCGGCGCCCTTGGTGGGGCCGACCTCGGCCGAGATGCCATCCGCGTCGTACTTCGTGTCGTAGGAGATGAACCCGGCGAGCGCCTTGGCCTCGGCGATGCCCGAACCGGCAGCCTCGGCCTTCATGTCGTTCTTCGTGTCGAGCATCGTCTTCTGGACGATGGCGCGGAGCTTGGGGACTGTGACGGCCTCGGCCTTGCCCAGGTCGACGGCGAGGGCGCGGATCTGCGTGGCGTCGACGTCCATCAGGTCGCCTCCTCGCAGATCAGGGTGCGCTTGGTCGCGTGCGTCTTGGTCAGGTTCGCCTCGACCTTCGCGTCGACCCCGAGCAGGTCCGGGTCTGTCTCGGGCCCGAGGACTGTGAGGGTCCACACGTCGTTGCGCTTAATGCCCGTCGCGCTGATCGGCAACTGCACGAACAGGGTGCCCACGCCGATCGCGTAGCCGCCCGACTCCGCGGCAGGAGCCGCAGACGTGCCGGGGCGCTGGACGCGGCACGGGCCCTCGTAGACGGTCGAGGGTGACGGCGGGATGACAGCGCCCGTCGTCTCGTTGATGGTTCCCGGGCCAGTGCCGGCGCGGGTGATGGTGCAGGTATCGACCATCAGCGCCTCTGCCTCACGCCGCAGCTCGGGCAGCGCCTCGGCGATGCTGTCGGCGAGGGTCACCCTGAGTGCCAGCCGTCAGGAGGCCACGCGGAGTACCAGCCCTCGGGCGACATGGGCGGTGTCGACACCGGCCACCGCATGGTGTCAGGCTCGAACCCGGGCCTGGTCGAGTAGAACCCGGAGCCGACAGATGGGTTCAGCAGCGCCCACCACTCGTCCGAGATGTCGGAGGTCTGCACGCCGGTCTCGAACCGCTCCGTGACGGACCCGTCGTCGATGCTGACGGTCTTGGAGTTGACCCGCGAGTCGCCACGGCGAACCTTGGCGACGACAGCCTCGGCCTCGACGTACCTGAGCACGTCCTGGTCGAGCGCGGTCAGGTCGCCGAGCTTGGCGCCGATGAGCAGTTCGACCCCGGAGAGCCACCACTCGACCTGCGCTATCTCGGTTGCTGAGGTGATGGGGCGGCCGAGAGCCACGGCCACATCTTCAGGCATTGCAACGGTCACGACCGCCCCACCTCCTCAGTGTTCAGTTGTTCAGCTGGCGTCGGTGTACGCGACGAACGCGTTGGTGGCGTCCGACTTGACGAAGCCGTAGTACGCCTCGACGAGCAGGAGGACGAGGTTCTCCTGGAAGGCGCTGTGCGTGGTGCCGGCCTCGTCCACGTAGGACGCGGAGTCGGACACCTTCAGCGTGATGTCCATGCCGACGCCGTACGCGCACTGGGTGAAGTCGCCACCGATGGCGCGGAGCTTGGTGTCCTGCGCCGGGGACTCGGTGATGGTGGCCTGCGCGCCGGCCGAGGTGCCACCGGTCAGGAGCGCCTGGCTGACCTGCACCGGACCAGACGCGCCACCGACCACGTTGAGCGTGAAGGTGAACGGGCCGGGAGTGGTGCCGGTGACGGTCGCAGCGCCGAGACCCGGCAGGAGCCGCACCGCGGTCTGGATGGTGCCAGCGGCGGCGTTGAAGGCCAGCGCCGAGGTGGTGTTGCCACCGTAGGTGATGGTGAAGGTGCCACCGGTGGGGGTGCCGGTGAGGGTCACGAGCTGCACGCGACCGCCCTGGCGACGGTAGTCGCCCGAGACGCCCCGGTTGTAGTACGCCGGGTAGCCGATGAGCGAGCCGCCGTTGCCGGCCAGGCCCGCGGTCGGGCCGTCGACCCACAGGGGCTTGCCTGTGGTGTCGGTGTTGAGCTTGAGCGTCGGGCGCAGGCGCGGGTCGGCGGCGAAGCCGGAGAAGTCGTAGCCGGCGTCGACGACGACCTTCTCACCGTTCACGAGGTCGGTGTACATGCCACCGGTCGCCTGCGAGGCGGTGCCGAGCTCGACCGAGGTCACGCCCTTCTTGAGATAGTCGGCGAACGGGCCAGCGCCACCGGTGCGGAGGTCGAGGCCGTGGATCGCGGCGTAGTCGAACGCGCGCGCGATGGCGGTCGGGAGGTCCTGGCGGAGCTGGGCATAGAGCCCGGCCGCGTTGGTCGTCGCGATCTCCTGCGAGACGGGGACGAGTAGGGCGACCTTCTTGCCGACCATCGTCTTGATGCCGACCGCGCCGTTGCCGACCGGCTTGACGCCGCCCTCGGACACCCAGCCGGCGGCGGGGACGTCCATCGAGACGGGGATGGCGGTCTGGGCGGTCATCGCCAGCGGCACGCGCCGGGCGAGCGCCATGACAGCGGACGACTCGACGGCCTGGTCGAAGATGGGGCCGGTGATCGACGCCGGCAGGAGGGTGCTGTTGATGCTCGAAAGGCTCGTAGCCATGACGGGATGACTCCTTGGTCAGATGCGGGGGGTCATCGGCCGGCCAGCTGGCCGCCGAGGAACTTCTGGAAGTCCGTGGCCGGGTCGCCGGTCGCGGGGGTGCCCTGTGCGCCCTGAGTGAGGTCGGGGCGCGGGCCGGGGGTGGTGGACGGGTTGTCCGAACCCGGGGACTGTGCGAACTGGGCTGCGACATCGCGCAGCGTCGCCTCGTCCGTGATCCTCCCGAGCGTTTCGATGCGCTTCGGGTCGGTGATGTTGTGCTCCGCGGCGACCGTCAGCACCCGGTTGGCGTGCTGCGTCTGCGTGAACTGCTCCTGCAGGGTCTGGACGGTGGCGGCGAGGACCGCGACGTCCGGGGTGCCTTCCTCGGGCTTGATGCCGAGGGCCTGCGCGAACGCCTGCGTCTGGGCTGCCTGCTGGTCCCGCAGACCGTTGAACTTGGTCTCGAGGTCGCGGTTCACCTTCTGCTGCGCCTCGAACTTCGCCTGCCAATCCGTCGCGGACTGGTTCTGAGGGTCGCCCCCAGCGGTTGGGTTGTTGGTGCTGCCATCGGTCGGTGCGGTCGGGGTGGGGTCGGACATGGTTTCTCCGTCTCGGAGTCAGCCCGTGGCCTCGCGCCTCGGGATGGTTTGTGGGGCTACTTGAGGTAGCCGAAGCGCCGCAGCATCGCCACGGCCTCGGTCCGGTCGGACGCCAGTCGGTAGATGCCTTCGGGTGTCAACTTCCCAGCGCGTGCGAGCACCCGCCCGGCCTCACTGAGGCCCGCTGCGCGACGGCGGACGTTGACAACCTTGCCTAGGTCCGCCCCGTCGCGGACGGCCCGTAGATCGGCTTTCGACAGGCCGGTGACCTTGCCCTCGCGGACTAGGTTGGTCGGGTCGCTGATGAGGTCGGGCGATGCGGCTTCGGTCGTCGCGACCATGACGCAGTCACAGCCGGGGTGCCGGTCGAAGCCGGTCGAGTGGGAGTAGAAGCGGCCCGCGAGGACCGCGCACCTCGAGCACGACGGCGGCGACAGGTATCGGACGTGGCCGACCCTCGGGCGGGCCGTGGCGGCGACAGACTCAGCGGAGCGGCCAGCGTCCTGCACCAGCGAGCCGACCAGCCTGCCGACGTCCGAGGTCGTGTCCACCATCGCCGCGAACATCCGCGGGTCGGTGGTGAACGCCAGCGGTCGCAGCGAGCCCACCGCGGCCATGTCGAGACCCTGCTCGGCGAGCATGTCCGCGACGGCCTGCTCGGACATCCGGGCCTGTGCCGCCTGGTGAGTCGTGAGGATCGACAGGGCGGCCGTCGTGGTGCCAGCGGATGCGGCCTGCTGCGCCGCCCGCTGGGCCATCAGCGCCGAACGTGCGTAGTGCCTACGCGCCGTTGCCAGCATTGTCGGTGGCACTGATCGTGGCATCGCTCGTGGCGCTGACGCCGTTGACGAGCGCCGCTGTCACCGGGTCGAGCGCTTCAGCCTCGAAGTAGGCGCGCTCCTTGGCCTTGCGCGCCTCGGACCAGCCCAGCTCATCCCAGTAGCCCTCACGGGACAGCACGCCGGCCGCCTTGCGCTTGGACAGTGCGTCCTCGCGCTGCGCGATGGTCGGGGTGGCCGGGTCGAACCAGTCGACGTGGACCCTGCTGCCTTCGACGTCGGCACCGGTGGCGAACTTCAGCGCGAGAGCACCAGCCCAGCCCAGGGTCATGCCGACCTCGTCGTTCTGCGCCTCCACGGAACGCACCAGGCGGGCCTCGTCGGCTCGGATGCTGCCCTCTGTGGGCGGGTTGGCGGAGAACAGGCCGAAGTAGCGGGCGGGGAAGCCGGTCGCGACCGCGGCCTGTGTCCCGTAGATGTTCAGGGCCGTCTCGAAGTTCTTGAGGTCCGACGCGTCGAGCTGCCCGACCTTGCCCTGCGGGTTCGTGATGGTGTGGATGGCGTCGAAGTACGCCTCGAACTGCGGGATCGGCTTGCCGGCCGCGTCGATGAAGTCACCGGACGCGACGCCAGCCATCCACATGCGCGGCACACCGTGCGCCTCCTGCGCGAACTGCATGTTCGTCAGCGATCGGGCTGCGGAGTCGACGAGCGGGATGATGTCGGTCATCTGCGACTCCCCAGACCATGCCCCGGTCATGCGCCGGTTCAGGTGCATCACAATCGGCACCGAGCCGAGGTTGTGCACGTTCCGGTCTACCTCGTACCAGCGACCGTCCTCGGCGCGCTGCACCCAGATCGTCTGCTCGGGCAGGTAGAGCGTGACGTGCGTCGGCGACAGCCCGCCCGGGGTGGTCCCGTAGAACCGGGCGGCAGCGGTCACGACCTCGCGGCGGCGGTCGACCTGAGCCACCATCTCCCGCGGGGACTCGACCCGCACGAACGGCAGCTCGCGGTCCTTCTCGTTGGCGCCGACCGACAGGAACGCGCGCCCGTAGATCATCCGGTCGCGGTTGAACATCGCCAGGTGCGCCTGAAGGTTGTTCGCATCCCAGATCGCCCGCAGCGCCGGGTCCGCGGTCTCCTCACCGGGCAGGATCAGCGAGCGAACCTGCTGGCGGTCGTTCGTGGTGTCCACGACCGTGCGGCACCAGTTCGTCACGACGAGGAACCGGCGCATCGCGGGAGGGATCGCCATGCCCAGCTGCTCGACACGCTGGCGGCCCTGGTAGTAGCGCAGCAGCAGCTCGTCGTCCATCGAGCGTGCGTTGAGGTCACGCTTCAGCGAGTCGATCAGGTCAACCTCGGAGGGTGCGAGCGTCACGAGCCCCTCCTTCAGTGGTCAGCGCGGTAGTCGGAAATAGGTCGGTTCGGCGACGGCAGCCCAGCCAGCGGCGCGGGCGTCCGCTGCGGCCTCGTGGGCGAGCACCGACGCCATCGCGGCGTCGATCTTGCGGTTGGCATCCGGCTTGGTCAGGACGTAGCGCCCGTCCTTGCGGTTGGACAGTCGTGCGTTGGCGACATGCCGCGCCGTGTCAGGGCAGCCGTCGTGCGTGATGCGGTGGGCGTTCAGGTCAGCGACGAACCGCTCGAGCGCATCGAACATGGGCATCGGGCGGTAGGTGGGCCACTCGACAACCCGGTCATCGGGCCACTCCAACGCCCACGCCTCGATCTCCGAACGCCACAGCGGCGGATCGCAGTAGAGCCGCCGCACGTCGAAGCGGGCGAACAGGTCATGCACCGCCGCGTCGACCTCGGCCCGGGGGATGCGCCGCCCCGGGTGCTCCTCGGGGTTCCACAGCGTCGGGCCGCCGCCGAAACGGGGCGTGAACTGGAAGCCGGTGCGCGTCTCGGCGCGGATGCACGTCCAGTCGGAGACGTCGGACCCGTCGAAGCCTAGGCAGATGCTCGTCCCCGGCTCCGGCTCAGGAAGCCAGAGCATGACTGCCCTCCCACAGCCCATCGCTCAACCACGCGCCACGGCCGGCGACCAGGCGGTTGCCGAAGAACCGCTCGGCCTGCGCCGGGTCACGCTCGAGCAGCTCGAACGCCTCAGCCTCGATGTCGTCGAGGTCGACCCACCACGAGTCGCCGTAGACGTGGCGGTGGATCTTGCGACGCTCCACCTTGTTCGTGTACGACCACCCGGCAGGCGGCTGGCGGAAGTCTCGGAAGATGTCAGGCGCCTTGGACTCGAACCCGCGCTGCGCGACGGACTGCTGCGAGGGATCCCATGCGTTCGTGGTCTCCACCGAGCGCCCGCCCATGCCGGCCAGGCCACGACGTTGGGTGTCTGCGAGTTCCAGCCCGCCGTTTTCCTTCGTCCACGTCCCGGTCTCGTCCTGCAACGCGAACGAGATCGGGGCACCAAGCCTCGAGCGGGCCTTCGACGTCACCGGCTCGATGTGCCCGCCATAGGGCAGGTTCGTGCGGGTCACGCCAGCGTCGGGGATCACCTCGGCCAGCGGGCCCATCTGGATCATCGGCAGCAGGTGTCCGTAGACGTTCGCGGTCTGGTCCTCGGTCGACGCCGTGACCTGGATGCGCGGAGTCGGCCGCAGGCGCCCAACTGGCTTGCCCTTGGCGTCCCAGCCGGCGAACGCGGTCGGCCCGACAGCCTCAGCGCAGATGATCGCCGCCGTCAGCGGTCCCTTGCCCCACTTCTGTGGGCGCACAAGGATCGAGCGGCGGTAGACGAACGCCTGCGCCTTCTGGCCCTCGCGGGCGGTCGGCTTCAGCCGGTAGTGGTGGGCCAGGAACTCCCACATCTCGTCGGTCAGTAGGTACGGGTCGCCCGCGTGCTCCTGGTCGGGGATGACGCAGTTCTCCTCGATCCACTCGCCGACCAGATAGCCCAGCGTCGGGACCTCGTCGACCTCGTCAGGAACCCACGGCATCCGCGCCGGCCACCTTCAAGCGCCGCCGCTTCGGGGCGGGCCGGGCGGTCGTCTCGCTGTCACGCTTGTCGGCGAGGTCGTCGGACTTGATGCGCCAACGGTTGCGGAGCATCGCGGCCGGGTTCAGCCCGAGCCGGTCCTCACACTGCCGCGCCTCAGTGGCGGCCTTCATGTCGCCATCCTCAGCGAGCACCGAGAACCGGACGTAGCTCGCCACGACACGGGTCGGGACGCGCAGGGCATCCCACGCTGCGGCCTGCGGTGAGGACCACAGCTCGGCGAAGTACGCCAACTCTGCATCGCTCGAGGCGGCGAGCGGCCACGACGGACGAACGCCAGGGCGGCCCTCGCTCGGAAGGTCGAGCCACCCGTCACGCTGCGCCCGCGTCTGCTGACGGCGAGAGTTCGGGTCGGGCGGCGGGCCGGACTGTGTGCGGGCTCCTCCACGGGGCATGGTCAATCACTCCTCGGCAGCCTCTCGCTGCGTCAGGGGGTAGCCGCAGCCTCTCGCTGCGACCGGGTGGTGCTATCTCACAGGATGGGTGCGCCTGTCGGGGCCAGAGGTAAGT